ATCGCACTCAGCGAGATCAACAATCCGACTGTAGACGGTATTGTACTGCACTTGGCTTCCATGGGCACGGGGGTCCCATCGAATAAGCAGTTTTCCTTTGTGGAAATTGGATTTAACGACTTGGAATCTATATTTTATTGATCCTTGCCATTTATTGAAAACCTGTGCCATCATGGCCATGGGAGTTGGGTGTATCTCATCACCTTCAACAGCATACAGGTTTGGGGTAACTCTACAGTTCCACAAGAGAGAATCAGGTGGCTCGTTTGGATTCATGCCGAATTTGGTCAAATAGGATTCACGTTGCACAAAGCGTGTGATATCCATTTGATCTTCTCCGTCAAGTCCTACCGTACGAGAATCAATGGTTAATTCTTGTTTAGAGTCTAGAGTTAATTTCTGCACCGCGTCCGCGGCATCCGTATTAGACAAATTCCCTGTTGGAGAGGGTTTTTGGAGCAAAATGTCTGATACGATGGGTGGACGCGAGTATCCCCAATGAGTAGCTAAGGTTCCAACGCCTTTAGCTACCATTTCAGTTGCACGTGCATATGGACCGATTGTCGGAACATCTGAGAGTCTGCCAGCAGCATGTGCGATTGCTGAGGCAGGAGTGGAAATAATACCCTTCCCATATTCATCTCCGGAATTGAGGGATCCGGACTGAGGGGTATAATTCGCAGCTGTGAGCGTAGTGAGAGAAGTTGGCATGGTTAGCACAACATCACTGGCCCAAGCATAAACCGTAATTGTGACTGGGTCGTTACCTTCGTTAGCGTGCTGAAGGTTACCGAACGACTTAATCACCATCTCGCCCATATCATTTCTGTCTGTATTACTCAGGGATAAGTAATTGTTAAACCAGAAAAAGGGTAGATCGAGTTGACCTCCTGAATTGTTTGTGGGATTCAGGAAGAATTTAGGTTTTTGGGAGGCTGCGACGAGGTCTACTTGTAGGAAGTTCCGTTCAGTAGTAATCTCATCGTAACCAGGAAGAGGGTTATAAGAAACAAGAGCCCTGCCGTAGTGAAAGCCAGTACCAGAAATGACCATCTTGACATGAAGTTTGCTTCTATATAGTTCGAAATTGGCAATCTTCTCGGTGACCCGGGGATCGTTGAGAAAAAGTTGCCAGGGATTAAAACGTTCAAAGAGAGGTTGATCGACAGACCACTTGTATTCTCCGATTCTGGTAGGTCGAGAGAGAAAATTGCCTAGGTCTGAATCATTATTGTTACTGAGATTCATCGTCGATTCACTTCCAGATCCGATAGCGGTAGTCCATCCTGGATCTTGTTCTTGAAAGTTTGTAATTTGAGAGGTGAGGTTAGCGGTGCCCTCCTCTTGGATGGTGCCAAGGGCTCCGCTTTGTGGTTGATAATTAAAAGAAAAATTACTAATGCTGTTTATTTATAAGGGTCAGATACTTGCATCATAGTATCTGCCTATTCATGTTTTGGTTTGTGGGGTTAGTAACCACTGTATATAAATATATACTCGCATGTTCGCGTCATTTATGATATGTCAAAGCAATCTGCAGCTAGGGGAACATTATACCCTAGTTATACATTTGTAATCAGAGACATACGCCACTTTGGTTTCTTCGTAAAGTCATGATGATGTCGTGGTAAACACCTCCAGATAGTTTTAAGTCATAACGGACAAGGGTTTCTACCAATCAATGTGACCAGTAGATGTGAGTAGTTTCTCGAAACGTTTGGGTATACGTGGAACTCCGAGAACTGTCACAATGGCGAAACCATATTCAGTGTAAATCATTCCATAGACTGTAGAGTCAGGTCTAAGAAGTTTCATTACATGGGCATATTTGACAGCTTGAGCCTTAGCTTTGTCTAAGAGTTTTTCCGGCGCGTTCCGGATCTGTTTACACTCTATGGTCAATATGGTTCCTGGGGTTTCATAAACTAGATCGAACTCGCCAAACGATCCAATATTATGATTTTGTAGTGATGGTTTTCCCAATACCATCCGGACGCGATATTCAAGATCAATAGACACAAAAGTACTTGCCTTCTTGCTCTCTTTTGCGACATATCCGCTCTCATCTTCATTAGGGCTGGGACCCATGAGCTTGGAAATGTCACCAATAATATCCTCCAATTCTTCTTCTACAGATGGTTCGTGTGCAGCTTTCAGGACACCAGATTGTGGCTGGTATAAGTGCTTGTCCTTATAAGTTTGAACACGGTCTTCATATGACAACAATAAGCCTGGCACAGCCAGATCCGCTTTTTGTGCCACAGAAGTCATCTGTACTCTTCTTCTTTCATACACTTTACGTCCGTGGAAGAACCACTCGCGTAATGCTCCGTCGATGTTATTAGCCGCCACGGTTTCCTCCGTTTCCACTTTCGACTTGAGCACTGCATGCAAAGACTTAAAAATACTGTTTTCATCTAGCGCGCCGACGTAGACGCCTAGATCTGGATTGAAAAG